CCGTAGGCCTTAATTTATTACCTATAGTAACTATACCGGCGTTAGTGGTGTTATAGTCGCCCGCGCTGGCGCCTATACTTATATTAGTAGCGTAACAATATGCGGTTGAACCTATTGCGATACCGTCGGTACGGCCCTGGGTATTTTGGCCAATAGCAATACCAGCCGAGCCGCCGCCCGCGTCATTATCTACCATGGTATTATTGCCAATTGATACGCTTCCTAATCCTTTAGCGTCGGCGCCTTTACCTATACTTACCGCTGTTGGCCCTTGCGTGGTTGCGCCAGCCCCTATAAAAAAACTGCCATCGTCTAGCATACTAAATAAGCTACCGCCTAGACTATTGTCTAGTTTTAGCGCGGCGGTAGTGTTGGTAGCCCCCTGGCCTTTTACATGAAGGCGGGCGCTTTGGGTACTTAGTCCAATACCTAAATTACCCCCCTGGTTTAATCGCATACGTTCGGTACTTGCTGTACTCCAGGCTTGGTTATTTGCTGTTATGGGTCTATACCAGCCGTTACCGCCGCTACCGTCGTCTATTCCATTACTAGAAAAAAAGCCAAAGGCCGGCGTAGCGGCGCTATTACCTACCCCGCCTATCATACGCCCGCCGCCGCCGCTACCGCTTCGTATACGGTTGGCCGCCGCGGTACCTAGGAAAATTTCGCGGTCATTTTCTAGCCTTAGTATTTCGTCGCCGCTATCGTTTTTTATTACCAGGGCTTTACTTCCGCTAGCGTCGTTAGCGCCTTTTATTGTTACTTCGCCGCCGGTAAAAGTTAAGGTATCGGTAAGGGTAGCTACGCGGCCGGTTCCTATAGTGTCGTTACTAGTATAAATACTAGCGCCGCTACTAGTGGCAAATTCTAGGGCGGTACCGCCCGCGTTTACTTGTACTACCTTACCAGCGGACCCGGTATAATTGGCCGGGGTGTCGCTTAAAGCTATAAACGTTTCGCCGGTATTTATAATAGCTTGTAATTGCTGTATAGTAGCCTTTGTACTAGTACCCTGGGGGCTTCCGCTAGTGTCGCTTACGTCTACTACGTGTATAAGGTCGGTTAGCGTTACTACGGGTATACTTCCTAGGTCCGTTACTTTTAAATTTGCCATATCTATTTTACTTATTTAAAGCGTATGTTACGCCTGACATTAATACCATTATATCTAGGCCGCCGGTCGTATTAGGCGTAAAGCCTGTAAAAGGTTCCGTACTAGCAAAATAAGCGTCCGCGTTATTTGTTACATAGTTTACCCTTTTATAGCTTGTTTTAATTACTTCTTCGCCTATCCCTTCGCTGTCTACTTCTAAGGGCGTTAGGGCGCTTATATTGTCGTTAAAACCCAAAGTAGGATTATCTACAAATATATTAAATATATTTTCTAAAGTTCCGTACTCTTGCAATACTAGATCAAATATATTTTGTCCCGCCGCGCTTTTAAATTCTTTTTTTGCCATTGTCTTTTTATTGTAGCCTTACCGCGTCTATGTATATTTTAAAGTCGTCCGCTACTTTTACCGTTATTGGCTTATAGTGGTCGGCCTTTAATTGTAATTTAATACGTTTTTTTATTTCGCTGGGGTTAATAGTAGCGCTTACCATGTTACGGCTAGCTAGGCCTACTAGCGGGTATTGGTAATAATTGCCGGGGCTAGCTGTTAGTATGTGTTCTATGTGTTGCTGGTCGCTGGCGCCTATAGCTAGGTCGCCGTTACTTATTGTAAGGTCGTCGCCGGTTAGTAATATGTCTTTAGCGTTTACAGGCATTTTATTAATGTTTTATTTTGTCGTCTTCAATGTCGGCCGCTATAGTCGGCGTTATAGTTTGGCCGGACCAGGTAGCGCTAGCCGTTTTAAGTACGGCCCCGCCGTCGTTTACTACAGGGACCCAGCCGCTAAATATACCCTTTAAAGTATTTAGGTCGTTTTCTAGGGTGTTTACCTTATCTACTAGCGGCGTTATATTGATTAGGCCCCCGTTAGCGGCGCCGTTAAAATCTAGCTGGTCCAGGTCTACCGTACTAGTCCCGCCAGCTATTATTATTTCGTCTATTTCGCTACATAGCGCTACGTAGGCCCTGGTATTAGATAGCCAGGTAATTACTACCGTACTATTTAACTTAGGTATTAATACTACGCCGTCGGTAAGGCTGGGCGTAGCCTGTAGGCGTACGGTAAATACTTCCGGGTCGCCGTTTAGGGGTGTTACGTCGGCGGTCCTGGCGCTTAGATCAATAGCTGTAACTTCGGCTAGGTGGCTGTATACTTCCTGGTCCTTATCGGCTAATAATTGTATGGCTTCGCGTATTGTTGTCATGCTATTTGCCTGTCTAGTTCTACTTCCTGGCGTCCGCCGCCGGTACCAAATTTATTTACTACTTTTTTTACTAAAAATGTGCCTTCCTTTTCGGGGTATTTATAGCTTACTAGTGTTACCTGGTCGCCATGGTTTACCGCCGGTTCTGTAAAGGTACTAAACCCGCCGCTAATTCCTGTACTATAGGCGTTTACTAGCATTTGGGTAATACGTTCTTTTAGTTCTTTGGCGCTAATACCTGGGACCGTATAGCTTCCGCCCTTCTGGCCGTCCGGCGCCTTAGTTGTATAGGCTACCTTACCGTCGGGGTCGTAGCTGGCGTAATTTTCTATTAGCGCGTTATTGTCTTGCATGCTTTTGCCTTCTATGTATAGCTTTACTTCGGCCGCGTTAATATAGTCTAGGGCGTCTTCTATTATTATACCTACGTTTTCCGTATTGCCAGCGGCCAGGCTTTGTATTTGCACCGGCGTACCGTCGTCTATTCCTTCCAGGTAGAAAGTATGTTTTGCCGGGGTCCCGTCGTAGGGTAGCCCTATATTTAGCGTTTTGTCCCTAAAAAAACATACCAGGCCGTAGGTCTTCTTTAATTCTTCTAGGACCTGTAGGCTAGTAACGTTTTTAGCTTTAAAGTCGCCCAGGTCCGCGTTAATTATTTCGGTTGCTATTTGCTGGCCCGCCGTTATAGTGTCTACCAGCTTGGCCAGGTCGGTACTTTTTAGCGTAAAATTGTTATTAATCTGTTTTAGCTTATAGCCTTCGTCTTCGGCTTCTATTACTACGTTGGTCTTTAGGGTTATAGTACGTATAAAGCCTTCAAATATCAGGTTAAAGGTAGGAAAATAGCCTACTTCTACCTTTATAGCGTCGCCGCGTTTGAAAAAACCTTCTTCGCCTACCGTTATAGGCCTGTTATCCCTTTGAAAATTATTAGGTAACTCTATAGTAAGGGTATCTAGTAAATTTTCCCAGGTGCTAACCGTTTCTAGTGTTACCAGGGTAGTAAATATAGTTTTTACTTCGTCTACGCTAAAGCTGGCGCCGGCGCTGTCTAGGGTAAATTCTGTAGCTGTTACCGTTATTTTACTATTTAGCCGTAGCATGTACTTAGGTTCTTAAAATTATAGGTTCGTTTTGTATTAGTCGTACGTTAAAAAGTTGCATATTTCTAAAGCCTTCGCGCTGGGGTAGGCTATAATTTTCTACTACTACTTCGTCTATTCCAAATAGGTCTAAATAGTCGCTTATTACTTCTAGGGTGCTAGGTACGTTTAATATATCTACTAAAGTGTTTACGTCGTCTTCCGGGTATTTGTTCGCGTCCTGGCTAACTATAGCGCCCTTTATATTTATTTGGTAGTCGCCGTTACTAGTATATTCTTTTACGGTCCCGTTGCGGCCCTGTAATACTGTCTTTACTATATTTTTGCTTTGCGTTACGTCCATTAAAATAGTATCTAATACCAGCGGCCCGTACTCTATGGTAGCCCCGCCGTCTAGGGGTTCGTAGCTACCGGCTGGAAATTCCAGATTTGTAAATATGGGGGTATTAAATTGGCTACTTCCTAGCTTTTGATCTGTTGGCTGGAATTGCGGCGGGTAAAAACTTACCTTTAGCCGGTCCAGGCCAAAAGACGTTAGAACAAATTTAGCTTTGTTACTAATTATCTGGCTTTCGCGTTCGTCTATTTTTTCAAATTCTGCCATTATTTCGCTACGGTTTGGGCGTCCGCTAATACTGTTAATAGCGTTCGTTTTACTTCGTCTTCTATTTTGCTGGTGCTGTCTTTAATAGTCTGAGTATTAAAGGTAAGGGCTTCTATAAGGCTATGTATGTTTATATTAAACGTCTTAGGGGCGCCGGCTTTTACTTCGCTAATACCGGCCTTTAAGTTGCCGGTAGTTCCTGTAGTCGGCGTAAGGCCGCCGGGGGTTTGGCCGGTAGCGTCCGCCCCCCCAGCAATAGCCCCCGCCATTTGGCCGGTTCGTTTTAAAATTTTGTAACGTTTGCCGCCTACGTTCATATATTCGGCAAAAAAATCTTCCGCGGGTCCTAGCCCCTTTTCGTAACCCTTCTTAAAAGCAAAAGCCGCATTAGCGCCCTGGGCGTATGGGTTAGCCTGGGCCAATCCCGTACCTAAAGACTTTAGCCCTTCCTTCATCTGGTCCCAATCACCGCCTAAAATACCGCTTACTAGCTTAGCTACGCCGCCTAGTATATTTACGGCGGCGTTTCTTATTAGTGTAAACGTAGCTTTAAAAGCGGCGCCTAGGCCGGCTAATACTTTTTGTACGCCTTCATTTTGCTCTATAAAATTTTGGAAGGCTATACCTATGTCTACTATAATTTCTATTACCGCGCCTAGTATGCTAAAAAAGGCTTCGTATAAAGGGCTTATAAATTCTATTACCGCGCCTAGCGCGTTAAATATATTCTCTAAGGTACTACCTTCTTTACCGGCCAGGCCTAGCTTTTCGCTTACGCGGTCCAGGGCTTCAAAAAGCGGGTTTAAGGCGTCGCGTAAAGGCTGGAAAATACGTAATATATTGGCCGCGTTTTCCCGTATAAAGCCTACAAAACTTTGTAGGGCGTCTACTACGGACCCCAAAGGCTTTATTAACGCTTCGCCTATACCTATACCTACTACCTGTAGGGTACCTACCAGCGTACTAAAGCGCCCCCCTAGCGTCTTGCTTTGTTTTTCCATCATGTTAAAGAAAATACCGCCTTCGCTGGTCATTTCTTGAAAGGCATTTTCCATAACAGCGCTAGTAATTTTACCGGCGCTACCCATCTTTATAACTTCTTCCTTGCTTTTTTTCCATTTATTACTAAGGTGGTCTAGGATAGGTACGCCGCGTTCTGCTAGCTGGTTTAGTTCTTCGGCCTGTAATTTGCCCTTATTCATGGCTTTGGCATAAATAGCGCCCATTTCTGTAAGTGGTACGTTAGCGCCGCTGGCTACGTCGCCTATAGCTTTTAGTTTAGTGGTTAGCGCTTCGGCTGGGACGCC